GTCCAGGCTTGAACGCTGAATCGCCCATCTTGCGCCTAAAGCCTTTAGCTAGCCAACCGCCTTGACGATTTGATAAAGTGCCAGCATCGACTAGCTGATTCGTCGTGGTGTTGATTCCATCAGTCAACGCACCGATAAGATAATAATAACCAACATCTAAGAAGCCACCTTCCGGATCACGCAAAAATCCATACTTAGTAATGTCGTTATCTGGTTTGATTCTAACTATTTCGCGCTTGCCGGTTGTCCGTGGTAATTCTCCACCCTGCATTAAGTCGGATAGTTTGGCTGCTCGCTGGTTCTTCTCGTCCTTAACTAATACGTCTGAAGGATCGAATCGTGGGGTTATCCTTACAACCTTGTGAGATGTTCTTACAATCGTAAATATATAAGGTTCTTCGTAGTCGTCACCATCCAGATCGAAATATCCGCGCTGCTCGATGAAGTCTGTGTCCTTGTCGGCTTCCGCCTCGCTTCCGTCTTTATCCTCATCAGAGCCGCCGCCGAAATCAATGTCGACCTCTGACCAAATGCCCTGATTTTGACGCTCCAATACCTCGTTTTTGCTTAAGCTGAACTCTTCGCTAAACCGTCTTAGTCTGAATATGCTTTTTACATTGTTATCCACAACAAAGTTAGGATAAGTCACCACATTAGATACTGGACGGCCAAGGCGGTGATCGAAAAATGTTTTCTTAAAACCAGTGCCTTCATATGGGAGCTGATACAACAGCCCTTCATGCTCGTCGCGCCATTCTTCCATTTCAACGTTGAGTTGATAGTTTGAGTATTCAGCGACTCGTTCGGCTTGTTTGGCCTTCTCGCCATTCTGGTCTTTACCAATGACTGCTGTTTTGGATATGTCTTCTTGACGTAATAACTCGGTTGATGCCCGGTCACTAAATTTAAGAGATGCCTGGGTGAGTGTTGGGGATTTGAAATTACTAGCACCCTCCCAAGGTGTTGACTTTGCCGATTGAGCAGGTTTAATTATTTTTCTTCCAGCCTCGATAAAGCTATTCCAGTCTTCCATTGAGCCGTCGTCAGCATCAAACCCATTGATAACATTCTCGCCTATTTTGGTGAGAGTGTCCTCGTCAAACATATCGGCGATATTGGCCTTGGGGATGAATACCGTTCTATCACCCTGCTCATTTATCACAATATCAAAAAAACTAGCGAGAAGTTCAACGCCTTCAAGTTTGGTTTCTTTGTTGTCTTCTACTAGTTCAATTACTGGATCAGCCATGTTTTAAAACCCCATTGCTACGACGATATCACCACTGTCGACATAATAAAGCTCACTGCCAAACGGAAATACTTTTCTTCCGCCAACCGTTGCACATTTATTGCTTGCTTTTGCCTTCGCTCTTAATTCTTTAAATAATATTAGTTCAGCCATTACTAAAAGCCTTCATCGTTAATAAATTCATTAGCTATCGATTTGATGATTAGATAGATATCATCATCGGTATAGCCGTTACATGACTGTTGTGTCTGAAATACTTCCCTGAACGGCCCTAGGTCTATATGGCTCATGTCCTCGCTAGGGTTGTAACACATCTCTATCCATCTTGTTTTTGGCGCTGGTGCTTTGTCACCTTTTGATTCGAGGTTATCAAAACTAATGCGCTCGCCTTCTGGTTTTATTGGCACCAGACCAAATCCGCTGCCCTCAATCGTGGCATCACCGAATGTATATAAATTAAGTTTGCTTGCTTCATCTGTTAAACCGTCTTTCATAATTAATATCCCATAGCCGATACATCGTCAATACCAAAGTCATCATATTCTTCATCAAAATCATCAGCAGATTGTAGCACATAACCACCGGCAAACCCTAAAGCCATGTATTGCTCTGCGTCTGCGGGGTGAGAGTATTTGTTCTTGTCGGGCTTGTCTTTGTAGCGTTCCTCGCCTGACATTTGAACGCGCTTGTATTGATATCCGCCTATTTTACCTTTTCTAACCATTGGGCATTTACGGCTAACTAGATAACCAGGCTCGCCGTCGACCAATTTAATAATGTAAGAGTTAACCGCGTCAATACGTTTGGTTGGGTCATTGGTTGGCGCTGGCTCAGTTTCAAATCCCATATTGAGAGGTTGCACTAAGTCGCCGTCTTCATTGCCTACGATATCCCCGTTAACGTCATATTCAACATAATCATCATTCAGTATGCCCATTGCGCTTTTAGCTTCAGCCTCACCTCTGCCCTTTCCTGCTGGGTCAATATAACTAAACGCCACCTCTATTCCGTAGAAATTACGCTGTAAAAATGGCTTGACGATATCACGAGCAAACTGCCTAACCCCCATATCTTCAGATACCAACTCTGCGATAACTCTTAATTGACCGCGCTCTGTTTGTTGACCTATGACGCATGTCGGAGTCAAGCCGCCATCCCAACCCAATCCTATTGGCAAATCCTCAATGATGCCTAGTGGCTTTTCAGGGCAGTGGATCCGGTCATTATATTGGGGATAAACGGGCTTGCCGTCTTTGATGGTGCCATAGTTACCCATAACCATGACGTTAATGTGATCTTCAGAGTTACCGGCTAACATATCTCGATAGTATTTATAACCACCTGGCAAGAATTTGATGTTCTCAGCTAGCGGGTTATCAATATATTTATCGCCGGATTTAGTGAATGGTGCCACGCCATGGAAGAAGTCAAATATCTCTTTAACTGCTCGCTTGGCTTCCGGTGTTTTGTTGGTTCGTAAACAGCCGTCTTCAGCGAGTTGATACCACCAATGATCATCCTCCGGCGGGTTAGTGTCCATGATTAAAGCTTTGCGTGTGCATGGTGTGTATTTAGGCGTGCCGTCCTTGTTTAATAGCGGGTTGCCTTGACTGTCTCGCTCTTTCGGTGCGTCATATGTTAGCTTGTCATTTGAATCGTAAACGTCTGTGTATCCGTCAATCTGCGAAGGATATCGACCTATACGCTCCCTGGAGCCTTTAACTACCGCATAAGGTAATTCACGAGCCTCATTCATGAATACGCCAGTTACCTCTAACGAGAGTAGTTTCCTAACGTCTTCAGGCCGGTCTAATGCCAAGAATATAAACAGAGCTTCAACGCTTGTTCCATCTTGCAACGGATAGCGCAAATCGCCGCGCATCGGTTTTAATGTGATTGAACATACATCGTGCGGTATCCACTGCCTGAACGTCGCTAGCGTGGTTGTCTCTAATTGCTCGTGAGTGTTCCGGACTATGACCCATTTGGTTTTACGCACACCGTTAAAATTAGGCTCTTGTAATACTGACAGCCTGTGTAGCTCGTTAATGCAGGTCACTGACTTACCATTACCAACGCAACCTAAAAAGCCCCTAACTATCTTGTTAGAGGCGTGAAACCTTGCGCCGGTTGGTGATGCTATGTAATTAATTGTGGTCATTTAGCCTGCCATTGCCAAAACGAAACACGCATATAAGAAAACAAAAAACCAACAATCTCGCAAATAAATAAATAAGCAACTGGTAATAAAATAAATCATTATTCACCCTTAATTGTTGTCATTTGGCTGCATCACGTAATAAAAATCATCACCGTATGTCGCCGTACCAACCATAATAAACCCGCTAAAATCTGAATCTAACACTCTGTCGCTGTGTACATCAACAACCCGCCCCGCAAGTCTTTCGCATGTCTCACTTAAGTTATCAATAATAAAACTCATTCGCTCGATAATTTTGTCTTTATTCATAATTATTCACCCTTGGTCATATCTTTGGCATAAAGCCCGGTTACCATCGTGCCATGCTCAACGTTTGCTCTCGCTTCGGTTATGAGTTTATTGAACTCATTTATAAACTCTACGGCATCTTGAGGATAAATAACAAGACCTTGACTAGTTCTAGCTACAGACAGGCCGATTAGTATATCTTCTATTGACCGCTCCCACGCTTTAACCGCCTCGTTGAATTCGGTTATACCTGTTGTTTCTGGTATCGTCTTTCCTAGCGGTTTTCTTTGTTCATTGCTCATAATTATTCACCTTTAATTGTTGTCATTTATCATGCCATTCAAAAACTGACCGATTGTTGAGTTATCAAATTGGGCTTTCATTTGCGGGCTTGACCGGATTTGGCTTATGGCTTTTTTATTATATTTTATGTTTATGCTACTGTCGGATTTTTTATGCTCAATAGTGACGGCTTCTATGCCGTCATACATAATTTTATTCATAATTACTCACCTTTAAAAGTATAATCCCGTATATTTGGGTAGTTATTGAATAGTTATTCAGATTTGTTGGGTAATTATGCGCCTTTAGTGTAGATAGTGCAGAAATCACCAACCAGCGCCCATTCGTCATTAGAGAGCAATGGTAAGACTATCACCCTAAGACCGTGTATTTGAGCTATTCTACCAGCTTCCACTGCGTTAGCTTGTGACACTATTAATTCTTTAGGCTTTAACGGGCTTAATTTCGATGCTGCATCTAAATAAGAGCTTTCAGATAAATCCGCATCAATACTTAAAGGTGCGTGTGTGCTTGCGTCATTAGTCATCTTTCTTGTTCCTAAATCCTTGCTTTTCAACGCCACACATCAGCCCTACAATATGCTCATTGAGATAACCGATAGCGGCGATAAGCTCTACCCTGTCCATATCGTCAACATCAAGACCAATAACAGAACAATCACGACCAACCTTGCACAGCCTGATTAATTCAGCTTCGCCCAATTCATTGCTCATCTTTCTTGCTCCCAAAGTCCATGTTGAAATTTACAGCCTCATGACGATGATCCAATTCTTGTTTATCTGTCCATTTCTCTTGGAAATCATCAGCTTTACCAAATCGGTTTTTCATATTGAATATCCAGGCTGTAGCGTTGAATCCATCGACTTGACCAAATGCAGCTTTGCGGCCCATTTGCTCCCATTTACCTTTAGATAAGTGTAAACCTCTTTTTACGGCTTCCAGAAACTCTGAATGTTTTTCTTGCCAGGTAAGGAATGTTTGAAAGGAACAATTGAGTTCTAGACAGACCTCGGCTTTGCTTGCTCCTTCTTTCATTAGCTCTATCACTTTGATACAGTGTTCTTTTTTGTAATCCGTAGGCCTTCCGCCTTTGTTCTTGGCCTTTGCTTTAGCCATAATAACCCCCTCTAAGGTCTTGATTTCGGTCTTGGTCTTGGTCTTGGCTTTTTTGGCTTTGCGTAAACCATAAATCCCCCTTTCGATTGATTATATCACACTATTCTAAAACGAGGAAAGCGCCGGTTAGGCGCTTAGTGGCTTATGTGTTGCTATTTATTTAGTTTGTAATAATTATTTATAGCTTCTTCTCTTGTGTCTCCGAATGCGTAATTATCAGACTCTTGAAGGTTTTCAAACCCTTCTCCAACACAAAGCCATGCGTTGCCATCCTTCATTACCTTAATGTTCCACCACGGCTTTTCTAATCTGCTGTTGCCGCAAGAGTTACAAACATTTGAGCCGCCATAACTAAAAGATAAACCTCTACATCCATGCGGAAAGGTATGAGTGTAATAAATCTTACCCTCCCGTATCATTTCGTTAGCAATATCCCAGCCCTGAAGCTCCTCTCGCTCCCCGTGACCAGTAGGCATTGAGCAACCTTGAATTCGTTGATTAAAGCCGCCCCGAACTCGACCTCCACAATACTTGCTTAAATAATCTTGTGCTGTCTTCATTACTTACTCCTTGTTTAATGTGATAGTGAATTTGTCGCTAGCTATAATACTATCAATAATATTCCATTTAGCCGAACCGTCATCCCATATCGCTGTTAATTCATCGTGTATTCGCTCTTCGTCTGTCCTATTGTCTATTGGCTTGATTGACTCCAGGCTCATTATTACCCATTCGCCACGCTCCTCACCAACATACATTCCGTCAACATCTGCGCCTTTCACTATTTCGCCGTCACGATAAAGCATGCCTTTTTTTGGCGCAACCCCCGCATCAGCCATCTCTTGCGTGAATACCGCCTTGTTTTCAGCTTTTAGTGGCTTTACTCGCTCACCGTCGACCGTGGCTATTTCATTGCTGCGATTAGCGAAAGTACCATTCAATGACCAAAACTCGCCTTTGATGTTGTGTATTAGCTCGCTGTTAGTTGTCATATCGCTAACTACCCACGCCCAATCTGTCGGTTTCTTATCGTACTCGTCAATATGGGTAACAACTAGAACGCTAGCGAATTCGCCTGGCATTGTCCGGTAGTGTAAATCAGTGACTCTGCTGAAGTGAGTAGCTAACACAGTGAATGTGTCGAGCTTATACG